CTAAAGGCGATAAAGGCGACACTGGGCCTAAAGGAGACCAAGGTATTCCCGGTGTTAAGGGGGCTGATGGAAAAACACAGTACACCCACATTGCTTACGCTGACACCGTGTCTGGTAGCGGTTTTAGCCAGACCGACACTGACAAGGCTTTCATCGGTATGTACCAAGATTTCAATACTACGGGTAGTCGGAATCCACAAGACTATCGCTGGTCTAAATGGAAAGGTAGTGATGGCCGTGATGGTATTCCAGGTAAAGCTGGAGCAGACGGACGAACGCCTTACGTCCATTTTGCTTACGCCGATAGCGCTGATGGTCGAACTGGTTTCAGTCTAACGCAAGATGGGACCAAGCGGTATCTGGGTATATGTACTAACTTTGATAAGGCAAATAGCACTAACCCAGCTGATTACTCTTGGAATGACACTGCTGGTAGCGTGTCTGTCGGTGGTCGCAACCTCTTAAAAGGCTCGAAAGGACCTTTTAAGCCGGATAAAAAACCAACGAATTTTGATAATAATGTTTTGTACAAAACCGAAACTTCTGTTTACTTAGAGCAAAACCAAAAGTATCTTGTTAGCGCAAAATCAGACGGTAATTTTACTGCTCTACACAATGCAAATGTTGAGAGCGATAATGTGACACTTTGGTTGATTGATGATAAATACCAAAATTATCAGATTGTATCTGATTTAAAAACGGGTACTACAGGAACGCAGATTACTTGGGTTAAACCAACAGGGAACTATCATCTACGTGTCAACACATATCACAAAACAGCTAGCAAATCTGTTTGGGAAGTGAAAATCGAAAAAGGAACAGTCAAAACGGACTGGACCCCTGCAATTGAAGATGTACAAGAGGACATCGATTCCAAAGCCGACCAAGTTTTGACACAAGCACAGCTCAATAAGCTCAACGAAGTTAATTCAGTGGTACAAGCCGAGCTTGAGGCTAAAGCCTCTCTTGAGATACTTAATCAATGGGTGAAGGCATACCAAGATTTTGTTAATGCAAATAACGCCAACCGAGCACAAGCTGAGAAGAATTTGGCTGACGCAAGCGCTCGTGTGGCTAAGCTAGAGAACAATCTGAATGATATGTCAGAACGTTGGAACTTTATCGACAGCTACATGACTTCATCGAACGAAGGGCTTGTTATCGGTAAAACCGACAACTCCAGCTCTATGCTATTCAGCCCAAACGGTCGTATTTCGATGTTCTCAGCTGGGAATGAAGTAATGTATATCTCACAAGGTGTGATTCACATTGAGAACGGTATTTTCTCGAAAACTATCCAAATTGGACGCTATCGAGAAGAACAGGATTTCATCAATCCTGACAGGAACGTGATTAGATATGTGGGAGGTAGTTAATCATGGTAGAATTTTGGTCAAATAATGACCGTGGGTATCGCATCAGGCTGTGGATTGACCAAGTTGGAAAGAATGACGTAAATAACACTAGTGATGTGCGTGTTCGATTAGCATTGCTGAATCAAGGGTGGACATTTGCAAGCTATCAATGTTCTGGGTATGTTGATGGTTTTGGGCAACGAATTGATTATTCAGGAAGCCCGGTGATGCTTAGCCGAAACTCAGAAATACAGTTGATTGACCGCACAATCACTGTAAGGCATGCTGATAATGGGTCTGGTGTCTTCGGTGTGCGTGCACATTTCAATGGCTCAGGTGGATACAGCCCTGGTAACCTAGACATCAGCAACCAAGATATAAAACTGACGCCGATTCCAAGGGGGAGCTCGGTGAGCGTCGCGGAAGGATTCATTGGCAATCAGGTAGATATCACTATTGACAGGAAATTAGCTGGTGCTACGCACACGCTACGCTATGCGTGGGGCAACAAGCAAGGTAAAATTGCTGATAATGTTGGGACATCGTTTAAGTGGACAATCCCAGCGGATTTCGCAAACGACATACCGAATGCAACAACTGGCCGAGGTACTATATATGTCGATACTTATGTAGACGGCGAATTGATTCAGACGCAGTCAACAACACTAACAGCAAGCGTTGTTACAGACAACATGAAACCCTCATTCACTGGGTTTACTTTGACAGATACAAATCCAACGACTCAAAGGATAATTCCAGAGCCAACACATTTCGTGTCCATCATGTCGCTTGTGAAAGTTGCGTTCAACGGAGCCCAAGCAAAAAATGGAGCTGCAATAGCTGGGTATTATGCTGAAATTGTAGGTGCTAGCAATTCTGTATCTGCTAATGGCGGGGTATTTCGTGAGGTTTCTGTAAACAAAGATACCCAAATGACCTTAAGAGGAAGAGTTCAAGACTCTCGTGGGATTTGGTCCGATTGGAAAGAGACTAAAATAACGTTTCTATTCTATTTCAGTCCAACGCTAAAATTTGAAGTTACCAGAAGTGGCTCAAAGTCAGATACACTAACCATTAAGAGGTTCGCTAAAATAGCGCCACTAAGCGTGAATGGCGTTCAAAAAAATACCATGAAGCTGACTTTTACAACAACAAAAGTAGGAACTAGCAATGTTGTAGCAGATAATGGATCAGCTGGTGGCGAATGGTCAAGCATTTCTGAATTTAAGGCATCTAATGCAAATTTGGGCAAGGAATACCCTGCGGATACCTCATTCATAGTCACAGGGAAACTAGAGGATAGATTTTCGCCCTCAGAATTTCAAACTACAGTTCCGACCGATAAACTGATTATGTCCTATGATCAACAAGGTGTGGGTATTGGTAAATATCGGGAAAATGGGGCGCTTGATGTCAACGGATTGATTTATTCAGGTTCAAAGCCAATCCAGCACCATAAGCTTACAGAAGTCCGAGGTGCTGCAATCATTGAATATAACAACACAAACCTCGATGACTATAGAACGACAGGTTTCTTCTCGGTGATGAGTACGATGAAGAACTATCCTATCAGCAAACCTAAACCTACAGAGCAAGTAGGCTTCCTAGAAGTGATAGAGGGTTTGGGTGGCACCCATCAATCGCTGACAACAAGTTCTGGTAGGTTCTTCAAACGAACCCTAACGCAGAATACCGTTGGGAAATGGGTCGAATTCATGCAGCAAAACCAACCTGCGGTTAAAAAAGAAGTCCCAATCGGTTTCGGGGTAAAAGCGAACCTTGTGCGCCAATCGAACGTAGTAACCTTCAGCTTAATAAGAGATATCCACTCTGTTTTAGAGGGAGAACATAGAGAGCTGGATGAAAAAATTCCAAATGGATTCAAGCCTTGTGTGCAAACTCACTTGGTTGTAAATAAAAATGCAGCCAACGAGCACAAAGGATGTGCAGTGTGGCACCTTGAACCTGATGGAAACATGTATTTTTCAAATCAGAGCTCTGAAAATGCAGTCTACACAGGAACGGTCACTTACATCACAGAAGACGAATACCCAACAATTGAAGACAATTAAGAAAGGAAAAATAATATCGTGTCACTTAAAATTACAAAACAACGCACAATCAATGCAGAATTTAACGTTGAAGAAGAAGGAGCTACAATCCTTGTGAAACAAACGTTCATTAGCGTAGATTCCAATGCAGTCTCTACTGTTCAAGAAAATCTTCTTAACGCCGAACTCTACGCTAAACATCGTCAAGAAATGCGTACAGACGAACGTGCATTGCGTGACTTGCGTTATAAAGTTGAAGACGAAATCTTGGCGGATACTACACAGGCGTAATGCGTTAAAAAATGGGGGTTAAATAAATGTTTTAAGGAGTGTTAAATGCACAAACCAGATGGTATCTTTGGCGTATTTGAAGTCGTCAAAGATTTCTATGAGCATGGTATAGACGAACACCTCTGGGTGTTCCTACTCATGCTTGTTATCGTTGCTGATATCGTGTTGGGCGTTTCAAGGTCATGGGCTTTCCATGAATTTTCGAGCCGTAGGTTTCGAAAAGGATTGGTCAGTCACACGGCTATGTTGATTATCGTAATGGTGTCCTATCCGTTTATGGTTTTTATGAATCTAGGCGGTGCTATGGACGCTTTTATTTTCGCTATGTTATCAGCATACGGGGCTAGTATTCTAGCTAGCTTATCGGCTCTAGGGGTTGAAATTCCCTTTATTGACAGATTTGTCAAGAAAAATATTGATAAGGATAAATTTAATCTCATCGAGGAGGAAGAAAAAAATGATTAATTTTAAACTACGTTTGCAAAACAAAGCTACTCTAGTAGCTCTTATTTCAGCAGTTTTCTTGATGTTGCAACAATTCGGGCTTGAAATTCCACATAATATCCAAGAGGGCGTAAATACATTTGTTGTGATTTTGGTAATTCTTGGGATTGTCACAGACCCAACGACTAAAGGTCTTGGAGACAGTGAGCAAGCACTAAACTACCACGAACCAAAGCAAGACTAATCGAAGGAGAATAAATAAATGAGTAAAATTGAATCAAGTATTGCACGTATGCACCATCTACAATCAATCCCGGTGCATTATGACATGGGTGACCGTTACGGAAACGACGCTGACGGCGACGGATGCATCGAATTTGACTGCTCATCAGCGGTAAGCTATGCACTCGAAATCAACTTAAATAACAACACAGAATCACTTCAACAAGCACTACCAGCAATTGGCTATGCAAAAGTGTTTGACGCTGTAGATGGCACATTCGATGGCCAGCGTGGAGATGTGGTAATTTGGGCACCTCGTGATGGTTCAAGCTCGCTCGGTGCGTTTGGCCACGTATTGATTATGACTAGTGATAGCACAGCTATCCATTGCAACTATGGCATGGACGGTGTGACTGAAAACGACTATAATTACATTTGGGATCTAAACGGTCGTCCTCGTGAAATTGTCTTCCGTGAAAGCGGAACACCTCTTCCGGCACCAGCCCAAAGCGAATTTGAGCGTGAATTAGATGTTAATACACGCTTAGAGAAGTCAGACAAGCCTTATTATGAAGGCACTCTTACCACTGACTACTACGTTGAAGCCGGCCCTCGCATCGATAGCCAAGATAAAGAGTTCCTTCCAGCAGGGACAAGAGTCCGTGTTTATGAGAAATTGAATGGCTGGTCTCGAATCAACCACCCAGACAGCGCTCAATGGGTTGAAGACCAGTATTTGGACGACTGCACAGATATGTAATAACAGACCACGAACAAAAATAAAATAAAAGGAGTATATC